TGCTTATAATTTTAGAAGCACAGAACTTAATGCTGTGCTTGGTTTATCTCAGTTAAAGAGTTTAGATGATAATAATAAAAAGCGTGTTGTAAATTTTGATTATTTTATGTCTAATCTTAATAGTAATAAATTTATTACTACTCTGGACAGAACTGGTCAATGTAATTATGCTCTAATTGTTATATTACGCAAACAAGATATGGAAGAGCGTAATAAAATAGAGACAATGCTTCACGAAAATAACATTGAATTCAGAAGAGGTTTATCAGGAGGTGGTAATCAATTAAGACAACCTTATATAGAGCGTTATGGTTTAAACTTAACTGATGAAAAGCTTGCAAGCGAATTTGCAAATGTAGAACATGTACATAACTATAGTTGGTATATCGGTAATTATCCGAGTCTTGATAGAGATAAAATAACAAACCTGCTTACATTGTTAAATGAGTAATAAATTAAAATATCTTGTAGTTTTTAATACTTGTGAGTTGAAGGGTTCGAACCTTGATTGGTATATAGAATGTTTAGATAATTTATTAGATGCTGATTACGAGAATTTTGATCTTGCTGTTTCAGGATGTATGTTAACTGATAATACTAAAAAGGTATTAAAAGAAAAATACAGAGATAAATTATTCTTAAATTTTATTGATTGTAGATTACCAGTCAATATTACATTTAATCATACAGTAAACAAAGTCATTGAACATGTAGGAAGATATGATGGTTATGTCTACTTTGATTCAGGGGTTAATATAAATGATAATAAGCATTACTTAAAAGAAATAGACGAAAGATTCTCTACTGGTAAGTATGAGATGGTTTCTCTTCAAACCGATACTGATACAGGATTTTGGATTTTTGGTCTTCATGGATATTTTTATGATCATGATTATGTAGTACCCGTAGGTAAAGCTTGCAATTTACATGTAACTTGTTTTGGCGATAAATTATTACAGCAATATCGTAAAATATTACCTGATATCTTTTTAGCTTATTGCACAGAGTCAGTATTTTCTTTTATGACCGCGGCATTAGAGTCACGCTGGATTATTATTAAAGATCTTATCTTAGAACATAAAAAGTCAGTTGATGGTGCATCAGCTGGATTTGATCATACTGGGCCTAAAGAGCCATGGAATAATTTATATGGTGGTCTAGATATGCTAGATATTATTAAAGATCCATACGCACACTCTTTAGGTTTAGGGTATGAGGAGTGTCATAATATTATGCCTCATAACCCGGAAAAATTTTGTGATAGAGGCTTTGCTAAAGAGCCTGAATTAAAGAATTATATTAGGGATAAGTTGTTTTTACAAGATAGTGTTCTTAATTATTCACATATACCATACGAAATTTACTATGAAGATAAGCTTAATAATACCAACTAGAAAGCGTATTTCTAATGTTAAACGGTTGGTTGAGTCTGTTTATAACACAGCACAAGACATTAAAAATATACAACTAATGTTTTATGTTGATGATGATGATCAAGACTCTATTGATTTTTTTGATAAAGAAAAAACTAGCCCTAAATTTACACATTTAATTGACACAAAAGTAGTAGTCGAACCGCGTCAAGAAAGATTTGGAGAAACAAATAATATCTTATATAGAGCAAGCGATGGAGATATATTAATGCTTGGCGCTGATGATATTGCATTTAGAACTAAAAATTGGGATCATATTGTTAGAGAAGAATTTGGTAAAGAAGCTGATAACCTTCTTTTAGTATTTGGTTATGATGGCATCCAACCTCCGGGTACACTTGCAACACATTGCTTTATATCAAGAAGAGGTGCTGATATTGTCGGCTATGCCTCACCCGGAGATTTTGGATACAATTATGCTGATAATTGGATGACAGAATTATATAGACAAATTGATAGATTAAGATATGTTCCTATGCATATTGAGCATATGCATTGGGGAGTAGGTAAAGCTGAATATGATGAAACATATAGATTAGGTTCAGACGCACCTCACGATGAAAGTAAAGCAATATGGGAAGATAAAGATAGACTTACTGCAGATATTAAAAAGTTACAAGAAAAAGTAGGTACTGTAGATTAATATGAAGCCGATATTACTACTAGGAGACTCGTGTAGAGATGAGTTTGTATATTGTGAATGTAAGAGATTGTGTCCTGAAGCTCCAGTACCCGTTTTAGATAAAAAAGAAATTGTTAGAACTAGCGGGATGGCAGGCAATGTATATAAAAACTTAAGATCCTTTACACATAATTGTATTTTTTTAACTAATAAAAATAATAATGACATTACAAAGACGAGATATGTAGATAGAAAAACTAATCATATGTTTATACGTATTGATACTAGTGTACAATCTACTAAGCTTGCAAGCAGACAACGTGATAGTATAGTGTTTGATGACTATGCTGCCATTATTTTATCTGACTATGATAAAGGTTTCTTAACTAGAGAAGATATAGCTTATATTTCCAGTAAACATCCTTTGACTTTTTTAGATACAAAAAAGTTATTAGGAGATTGGGCAAATAATATTTCATTTATAAAGATAAACAGACCAGAAACTTTAAATACAAAACATACATTAACGGACAAGTTAGAAAGTAAACTTATTACAACTTGTGGAGATGAAGGTGCTTCATATCGCGGTAAGCAATATACGGTAAATCCTGTTGAAGTTAAAGATGTATCCGGTGCTGGAGACACATTTCTGGCCACTTTAGTTTACACTTATGTTAGAACAAATAATATAGATACAAGTATTGAAGCGGCTAATGAAGGTGCTACATATGTTGTACAACGTAAGGGAGTTTCATGTGTTGACGGGTCTATAATAAACAAACTTATAACAGTATGAGTAAGACATTATACATATATGAACAAGCGTCGCCTCATGTACATGATAGCTCAGAGAGGTATAAAGGTTGTGTACCTCTAAGTGAACCCGGTATTAAAAAACATTTTACTGTTGTTAATAATCCTGATGCCGCAGATTATTTATATGTTGGTCAGATACGAGAAGATAGTAATGTACCTCTTTTTAAATCAGATGGTACGGAGTTTGAATATTATAAAGAGCATTCGGCCCGACATATAGCAGACATGGAAGGAGAGGGAGGTTGGGACATTCCAGAATGGTTACATAAATGTATTTTAACTACAATGGGACCAAGAAAAGAGTTTGACGTATATAAGCTTTTTACAAGACCAACATTCTCAACTATGATGGTTGATATGATGGAAGACCATCGTACGTTTGAATTTCCCGCTAAAAAAGGGTATGGGTTTAGAGGTTGTATAAATCATAAAAGCAGAGATGTAATGTTCCAAGCATTAGATATACCTTTATTAGACAATAAAAGAATAAGAAGAGAAGCTTATGTAAATTCAGGATGGGCCGGATCTATCCCATCAGGACATGATATACATAAAATATATGAAGAGTTAATGCTTAAGCATCCATTATCTTTATGTCCAAGAGGTTCTGGTATTGACACTACAAGAATAATAGAAACATGTTTTTATAATAGAGTTCCTGTTATGGTAACCGATAAAGATTTTTATCTTGTTGGAGAAGATGAATATGACGTAGATTTTTGTTTTAGAATAGTAGGAGATCTTTCGCCTGAAGATATGGCAAATGAGCTAGTAAAAGTATATAATACTGATATAGGTGAGTTAAAAGAGAGAGGAAAAGCAGCTCGTAAATATTTTGACACAGTAATAAGAAAATATTTTGAAGACCCTACTTTATATTTTTTAAATTGGTTAGAAAGAAATAAATGATCGGTGAAAGTAAAATTTTTAATCCGCAAGCTAAGATCTATGCAAATGCAGATAGAGTATTAGATTTTTTAGATAAAAAAAATCCAGCTCCCATTTTAGTTGAATTTGATCCAAGTAACACTTGTAATCATGGTTGTTATTTTTGCATCTCCTCTTATATACATCTACCTGAATCTAAAGACTTAGAAACTTATAATAAAACTGTTATGCCGCGCGATATATTGATGGCTGCATGTAAGGATTTTATTGATATGGGTGTAAGAGCTATTAATTGGACTGGTGGTGGAGAACCTACAATTAATAAGCATTTAAAGGAAGCAATTGAATATATTGGTACAAACTCTGATATAAAGATGGGTATTTTTACTAATGGCACTTTAATTGATAAATGGGATATGTTTGATACTATGGTAGATAATATGTCTTGGGTTAGATTTTCTGTTGATGCTGGTACTCCGGAAACATATAATGGTATACGTAGAGCAAAAGGTAATCATGGTTGGGATAAGATGTCTTCTAATCTTTTAAAACTAACCGAGGTAAATAATGCAAAGGGTAAGAAGATACAAATTGGTACAGGGTTTGTTATTACTCCTGACACATATAAAGAAATTACAGACTTCGCAAAATACTTTTCTCAATTTGATATAGATTATTGTCAATATAAACCAGAAGTAGTAAACAGAGAAAGAGAAGAGGGTGTTCAGAGAGATCTAGACTTTTGGGAAGCTGAAGTGGAACCGAGGCTTAATGAAGCAAAAGAAATATTAGGTGATAGATTTCAAATCAATGGTTATAAACTAAAAGATCTTATAAATGACAGATCATTATTTGGACGTAATTATAAAAAGTGTTTAGGTTCTCAAATACAGCCTTGTGTTGGTGCAGATGGCGAGGTATATGTATGCACTAACCACCGCGGATATAAACAATATAGTTATGGATCATTACATGAAAAATCGTTTAAAGAAGTCTGGTCAGATATACAAACCAGAGAAAATGTAATGAATCAAATAGAGAACGTAGAATGCTTTAAAAACTGTACGCAACTGTGCAAACCTCACGAAAGTAATAAAGCTGTGTGGAATATTCATGAAGAGTATACTACACTAAAAGGAGAAGAAAAAGATAAAGCCAAACAGCATTATCTTGAAGATGCAGATAAGATAAAATCTGAAATAATACACAGTGAGTTTATATGATTATTCTTAAAAATGGTAGAGGGCAGCTCGGGGAAGCATTACAGGCCTATCTATCTAATTTAAAGATTATCCCAACCGAGGATGTGTTTATATATCATACATGGGATATGGATAGTGATAAAAATAACGCTGATGCACAGCAAGAGTGCTTTGCGAGATTTAGGGAGTTTGTACATTTTAATAGCAGAAAAAAAATATTTTATATATCAACATATTCTTCAAAGCATAACTTTTATAACATATATAAACAGCAATGTGAAAGCTATTTAATGCTCCATGGAGATCAAGGATATAATATCAAATTACCTACTTTAACAGGTAAAGGTATATGTGATAAGCTTAGAAAAGGTTTAGTAAAACCATATGGAGAAATAGAGCTTATGACACCTAAACAGGCAGCGAAAAAAATTTTAAGCATCGTAGAAGAAGTCTTAATGATAAACAAAAAAGAACCGATCAGCAAATCATATAGATTGTATGGCACAAAAGTACCAGCTGAACTAGTACAGGAATTAGTTAAAGATGAATAGAGTTATTTTTACTAATGGATGTTTTGATATCTTGCATAGGATGCATATTGAACTTTTAAAATTTTGTAAAAGTAGAGGGGATTATGTTATAGTAGGTCTTAATAGTGATGCTAGTGTTAAAGCTTTAAAAGGGGATAAGCGACCTATTAATAAAGAAGACGATAGAAAATATGTCCTGGAGTCTTTGAAATTTGTAGATGAAGTAATAATATTTGAAGAAGAAACACCTTTTAATTTAGTTAAAGAACTAAGACCAGATGAGATTGTTAAAGGTGGAGACTACAAAGTTGAAGATATAGCAGGGCATGAGTTTGCGCCAGTAGTTCTTTTTAACTATAATAATAGCTATTCAACAACAAAAGCACTTGAAAAGCTAAATTCTTAGTTTATAATATACCCATATGATTATTGATAATATTGATGTTTACGACGGTAACATAATCCATAACCGATTTGCTTATCAATACTTCAGAGATAAGACTTTACCTATTGGTAATATTCTTGCTTTTAGAGCTCCTATGAAAGTTGAGACTGAAGGTATGATTGATTATGAAGATGTTTTAAAAGATGATTTTATTTATAGTGATGATGCTATTAATTTTATCTGGGAGATTCCAGGCTTGGATAGCTTTGGAGCTGTAGCGTGGCAACGACTATTTAATACTCAGATTGCTAATGTACTATCATCTAACTATCTTAAAGCTCCTATTGAGGTAGATGGAGATGATCTAATTGTTCATAAGGAACATAACCAAGGAGGCATTATACAACCTCACGGTAAATGTAGTGTTAGTATTACGTATACTAAGAGTGGTGCAGCACTAGGACATACAGCGATTAATATTGCTGCAGGTAAGAAAGCTCCTGCGTTTGCTTATTCTACCAATCTTACAGATGAACAATGTACCGACTTCATGAAGAATGCTATTGATATCTTCTATACAATGAATGATGATATGTTTATTGCTACTACAAAGATTATAGCTAAGTGAAGGTTCTTGTTACAGGTGCAGCAGGATTTATTGGCAGTAAGACTGTTGATGAGCTCCATGACTTAGGTCATGATGTTATATCTATTGATAATGAAAGTGCTACCTCTAACGAAAAATTTTATTGGCATAAAAAAGTGCGGGGGTGGAAACATGACATATGTGACGCAGGAGCTATAGATGCTGTTTTTGCATATCATAAACCTGACGCAGTATTACATTGTGCTGCTCAAGCTAGAATTCAGATTGGGTTTGATTCTCCTCTAGATACATATAAGACAAATTATCTTGGTACAGTTACTCTTTTAGAAGCTTGTATTGAACATAAATGTAAAAGGTTTGTGTTTGCTTCTACTTCATCTTCTTACGGTTTAGCAAATGATATACCATTAAGAGAAGATTATAAAACAGATTGTTTAACTCCTTATTCCATAAGCAAGGTTGCTGCAGAGAAAGCATGCAAGGATTATCATAAGAATTGGGGATTAGAAACAATGACGTTAAGGTATTTTAACGTGTATGGAGACAGGCAACCCATTAAAGGCCCATATGCACCTGTTATCGGGCTCTTTCATAGACAAAGAGAGACTGGTAAAGATTTAACTATTGTTGGTAACGGCAACCAAACAAGAGATTTTACGAATATTGATGATGTTGTAAATGCTAATATACTTGCCTTAACAGGTATTTATAAAGATAAAAATTATGGCGAAGTGTATAATATAGGTACAGGTCAAAATTATTCTATTAATGATGTTGCAAGAATGATCTCACCTAATGGACCATTTATGTATATTGCTCATAGGCCTGGCGAAGCTAAAGATACTAAAGCGGATATAACAAAAGCAAAAACTATTTTAAGCTGGAAACCTACTGTTGAGCTGCCACAATGGATTAGAGAAAATTATTAATGAAGACAATTTTTGATTATCTTAAAGATTTGCTATTTACAAAAGATGGTAAATCTATGCAAAATATTGATGATGAAAATGGTTACAATGCATTCATGATTAATAGATGGGTAAGCATGTATTCACCTGCAATGGCAATATTAGTAAACGAGACAACTAATAGATATTGGACTCTTTTAACTAAGAAAAAAGATAGTTATAATTTTTTAC